ATATTTCATTAGAGTTTCAGCACGACTTGTTAGTCCAAGATTGTAAGCAGCAACACCAGCTTCAAACATATTCCAACAAGTTATAATATTTTTATTATTACCTTTACAAGTAGCAGAACAATCATTGAGCATATCTACGCCATAATCTGCAAGTAAGACTAGTAATTTATGATAAAGACAAGCATAACGAGCAGGTATGACAGCATAAACATAATTAGTATCAGGCATAACTTATGTTCCAGTTATATTATAATATACATTAATAATACGTTCCAAGTCGCATAGCCGAAGCCAATCTTTGCGTTCTAAGCCCTTATTTACAATCGAGTGGAACTGAACATCACAGAAAAAATTTGGGTTCGGCATTTGACCTGTTTGATAGCCCAAAACGGCTGATTCGAGCTTGCTAATCCAACACTCTAAGTTGTCAGATTTGACATTATCAATAAACACTTTGTCCATAATCTACTTAATTAAAAGTATTATTATAAACATAATTAGAACAGTTCTTAGCAATAAGATTAACCTTTGTTCTAAAAGTATTCATCTTAGTAAGTCCATCTGCATCGTCCTTAAATAAACTAACATTAAGAGCTTCAATAAACTCACCTTTCCATTCTTCTTTAAGATGTTCATTTATTCTCTTACCATTATATTCATAAAGACCTAATACAGAATAAACTTTATAATATTCACTATTGACAGCTGTTCTAATATTGTTTTTAATTATAGAACTATTTGTATCAATATGGTTATTAACAATAGTAATAAAAGCAAAATCACTAAGTTCTTTAGCCAAACCACTAAAAGCAAGTTCAATACTAAATTTACATTTTTCTTTATCTCGCTCTATAATATTAGAAGTAACAGTTTTAAGTAATACACTAACTTCAGATAAAGATTCAACAATATCACTAACATGATTAGTAAGACTATTAATTCTATTATCCATTGAAGTTGTAATATTATCTTCTCTTATTTCTTTTTTATGGTCAAGCCATTTAACTATAATAAGATACACAAGTACTATAAGACCTGGAATAACTCCTTGACTAAGACCTGTGATAAGACTTTCCATACGTTTATAAACAACAAAAGGTAGATGGCTCTAAGCATCTTCCTACGGGGGAATTACATTAAGAGCACATCTACCTTTGTTAATATTACAAATAATACTTGGTTACAAAGATAGAGTAACTTTAGTCTTAGCACAAGTTCTGTCCACTCAAACCACCTTCATCAGTCATTCCTTTAAGAACTGTTTCAAAGGTATCAATACCAGCAGCCCCTGTAGGGAATGCGACTTGAACAATCTGATGAACAACTTCATCTCTAGTTTTCATTTCTCTAGGTTCAGCAAAACGAATAGTAAAGACTGTGAAACCTTTATCATTCGGGTCAATATCAGTCCAACCACCAAGATGAAGTTTAGGATACATAAGAACATTAGGTTCAATTTCTGTATTCTGGAAACCCATATCAGCCCAAGCCTTAGCATGATAATCTTGAATCATACAAGCATCATTAATAGGTTTCTCAGCATGAACCATAGTTACTTCAACTCCAGTCAGTGCATCAGCAAGAAGAATAGTATAATCACGATAAGTATCACTGTCGAAAGTGATTTTAGCACCAGCAACAGTTACAGTCAAACCATGACCAATCTTATTATTCTGCAAATGTTTAGCTAAAGCTGTAGCAATGTTAGTTGCATTAGGATTAGCACCACCGAAAATTGTAGCAGTCCATTTATTACGTTCGTTAAACTGAATACCATTCTTAACTACAATGATTGTGTAATTACAGAAAGGAATCATTCTTTCAGTTGGAATTTCAACTTCTGCATGAAATTTAGTTCCAGCTTTATAATCACTACGAACATAACTCATGTGATAACGGAACATAGGAAGTACAATAGGACCACCTTTTTCCATACCACGACCAACTACAAGATTAAAACGACCAAAGTTTTCTTTACCTGTAGAAACTAAAGTATCTACACCATCTTTGTTTAAATAAAAACAAGCAACGGCTCCAGCAGCTACTGCATCGACAGAAGCTCCACCATAAGCTACATTGCCGGCAAGAACAAATTGTCTCATACGCCTAAAAATTTAAAGATTAATAATTTAATTAGATTGTTGTTGTCTAGCACCTTGGCTAGCAGCAATACTATTCAAATAATATTGAACAGCAATGTTGATAATAGTAGAATGAGTAAAACTTGGTAAATCACAATCAACTCTATTACCTTCATTATCTTCATCATAGATTACATGAGCAGGTTCTCTAAAATAAAGACATCTTACAAGAACAGGTTGAGGGCTTTCAAAATTAGGTTCGCGTCTTCTACCAGTAAAAATATGAACTTCTACTGTATCAGAAGCATCACCATAAACAACAGCTATAGGAGCATCCTTAGCGGGTCTATTACAAAAATCTCTAATTGTTTGACCAAGTCTATCGGCTTCTATAATTCTGCAATCATAAATGGTTTCATTATTATAACTAATTTGAAAACCTTGATAGTGCATTACTTTGTTTTTACCATTATGATTAATGATATAAGGATTAACTTCAGTGCCTTCACCAGTAATATTTGTAATATCAGTATAAGTATAAAGTGTTCTTAAAGCATTTATAGGAGTAATCTTAGCATTTTGTCTACTAAGTTTATCCGTAAATATATTTTGAACATTTTCACTTATAACTTTACTACAAAAATCTCTAATAGCAAAGTTAATACAAATATCAATATCTTCTGAAAGAATAGCTCGAACTGTTTGCATACCCATTTGTTGAGCCATCTCTCTAAATGTAACGTGCATTAGTTCGATGTTCATACTATCAATACTTTAATTTATTACGATAAGCCTCAACAGCTTTAGAATTTTCAGGATTCTTATACCAAAGAACAGCTTCTTTCATATTTGCACCAATGAAATCTCCAGCAGGAGTAGAAATGTTTTGATTATCAGTAGCACGAATAAACTCACCTCTAGAAATAAGTGTTTCGATAAATGCTTTAATCTTTAAATCTTTATCATTAAACATCTTATTAAATTTAGCTGGTTCATCAGTACTATATCTATCAAGTTCCATTTCTTGTTCAAACTTCTCTTTAAGAACAGAAGTAAGAACAGGCTGAGAAACAGCGACACAATATTGAATATAAACAGCTCTAAACAATTCGTCATCAGCAAGAGCTAACAGATAATTACGTTTAGCATTATTAGCTTCAATTCTACGCTTACGAGCTTGTTCAAGTTCACGAGCATCATCCTTGAAGTAAAATCTATAACTAATATCACTGTTAATAAAGATAGGGTCTTTACAAACATCCTTGTAGAGTAAACAATGACGATATTTAATATAATCTTCTACATTAATAGGATTACCATATCTAAATCTTGTTGATTCAAGAGCATTAAGGTCGTCTATTTTAGTTTCAAGAGCTTTTTTAAGTTCAACCAAATTATCTCTACGAACTGCTTTATAAGTATCTTCAATTCTATCTTCTTTAGCTTTAAAGCTATAATAATCTCTCTTAGTATTCCAACGAAAACTTATATCAAGAGTTTTACCAAGTTCATTAACTTCTATATGAAAGTTATTAAGATATTGTTTAACGCGGGTAATAAAAGTATCAGCATTAGCAGGAACACCAAGTAAACTAGGAAAGTAATATTCAATTTCTTGTTTATTACTTGTAAGAACTGAAGAAGAACGAATACTACTACCAATGTATTCAATCTTCCTAGGCATATATTTATCATTAGCACGTCTAAATAGACTAGGATTCTTGATTACATTAATAGTAATAGTTCGTTTTTCTATATATGGTTCTTCCAGATTTTCTTGTTTAGCTTTAACAGGAGTTTCTACTTCGGGCTGACCCCCCGTAGGAGATGTATTGGTTTTATCATCACCAGCTCCAACATTAGGATTAACTACAAATTTTGATGTACCTTCCATAAAATATCTAATTTAAACTTTTACAACTTACATTGCAACAAGAACATCTTAGTTGAATTATCAACTTGCAAACCAATAGAAGACTTAATTTCATAACGAGACATATCAATCTCAGTAGAAATAAAGTTACTATCAGGTACACCCCAAGATGCAGGAACAGGTGTCAAACCTTTAAGAACAGCAGCCTTATAAATCTGTCCCTTCTGACGTACAAGACGAACATTAGGATGACCCTTATAAGAACTAAAGTCAATAAAGGCAGCTTGATGAGAAGTAATAGGCAGACCTGTACGAGGATGAATCATACCATTCTTCTTAGCAGCTTCAGCAATAGTACCCTTATCAAAGAAAGCACAATGTTTAGCTGTAATAGTATGTCCATCTACAGTCTTATACTTACGGAAATAACGACCGTACTGCAAACCTTCACCATCATCACCAATCATCTTATCGCCAAGAGGAGTAATGAAACCTTCAGATTTAGCATCCATACGAATAGCTTGGTCGAAGTCCTGCAAGAAACCTTTACCAGCCATAAGTACAACGTCCATTATACCATCATCAGTATCACGATTAAGAACATCACCAACAGTACGTTCAATCTTATTCAATGTCAAGAACTCACCATAAGTATCATAGTTAGATTCACGACAAATCTCAAACATACCACTAGTATGAGGAATAGGCTTACCGTTATCACGGTCTTTAAGCATAATCTCACCATTCTGATTACGATTATACTCGGCAATCCACAGACGTTCCTCGTTCATTACGCGCATCTGCAAATGGAACTGGCGCATTTCCTCGTTAATCCACAACTTATTACCATTAAATTCATAAGTAGTAATAACATTTGCAAGATTACCAGCGATTTCTTTAGAATAACGTCTAAATTCAAGCTGACTAGTCATTGTACCAGCAGACATTGTATTAGAACGATTACCCTTAGAATAAGATTCAGAAATAGTAGGAGCACTCAATGACCAATACTTACCTTTAGCAAGCATTTCTGGGTCAATAAAGAAATTAGGATTAGGATTAGTACATTTAAGAATATACTTATATCCACCATGAGAGCCTTCACCACAATCTTTCTGAATACGAACTTGCGTCATACCATCAGGAGCGATAAGACCGTATTGTTCAATAAACCAATGAGTACTAAACTCAACTTCAAATTCAGCACCACCAAGACCTGGTTTAGTAATAGCTGGATTGAAATATACAACATAGTCGTCAAATTTCATACGACCCATTGTACGCCAAGTCCACTGAACAGTTTCAATATCACTAACACCACGACTTCCCTGACCTTCTGTCATAAATGTCAAAGGAAATCTATCATCATCCATACCATAATTATAAGTAATGAATGAATTAATTTCAACAGGTTTGTTAAGTTGGAGATAAGCAATAGATTCTTCGTTAGAATAACCTCTGTCTTCATATTTGCCTACATCCAAGACACGCATTTTATACATAACTACAACATTTAAATTAATAAATTAATTATATCCAAAATCTATATCTTTAGACTTTGAAGTACCAGCAGGAGGAGTAACTTTAATACCGCCTTTAGTTGTAGCTTGTTTACTCTTCATTCTAAGAGTTCTAACTTTTTCTTCTTTAATAGCCATATCTACAAGGCTTGAATAATTACCTCCAACAAATGTTAAATACGCACGAAGTATTTGGTCATCACGTCTAGCTTCAGCACTTTGTTTTTCTAAGTCATAAACATAACGGCTTTTACCATTATCATCGACTTGATAAATATAATTAAAGAAATCTTGAGGAGTGGCACTAATCTTTTTACCATCTCTACTAATGATAATATTGTCTGGAATTTGATAACCAGCAATTTTCTTACCATCAATAACTTTCTTTACTCCATTCCAATATTTTTCACTTGCTTCTTCATCTGCTTTGATACGAGCTTCGGCTTCTTGAGCAAGTCTTTCGTGTTCTTCTTTATCAGACTGTTGTAAAGCAGCAAGTTCTTCCTTAGCTGTTTCAAGTAATTGTCCACTATCTTCAAGATATTTAATATATTTATTTACATCACCTCTTCTACCAAATTCTTTATGAGCTTGTTTAATAATAGCTTTTTGTTGACTAACATTATTATCATCAATTACTATTTGAGTTCTATCTGGAATTTCATTATATCCTTCAAGAGAACCTCCATTAGCAACATAATAATTAATAATGTCTGGAAGAACAGGCACATCTTGATAAAGTCTATTAATAGCAGCTTCTGCAATTTCGCTTTCACGAATTTCCATTACACTATTAACATAAGACTTAATACCTTCAGGTGTATTGTCAAATTTAACTTTCTTTCCTTTGTCATCTACTACATCAACACCGATAGCTTCTTGAATAGTCTTGATACTAAGTTCAGGTTCAGTAGAACCACCTTCTTCACCTTCAGTTTCAAATTGACTAAGATATTCATTGGCTTCTTCTTTTGTTTTAAAGATATTACCATCTTTATCAACAAGATTGCCTTGAGCATCAACTAACAAAGTACCATCAGGAGTTTCAATAGTAGTACCAGCTTCTAATGTAGAAACATCTAGACCCCCCGTAGGAGTAGTATCCTGAGCCGATGTCTGTTTATCATCTTTTCCATCACCATCACCTTCACCTTTATTGTCGCCTTTATTAGGTTCTTTATTAGGTTCTGTAGGTTCAGGTGGAGGAGTTGCACCACCGTCAATAGGAGTTTTTCCATTATCATCAGTCTTACCTGTATCAAGATTCTGTACAGGTTCGGTAGTAGCAGCAGAATTACTGCTTGATTTACCACCATTATAACCAAAATCTAAATTTACAACTGGAGTAGCCATAACTCTTATATTTTTACGTTTATCACTGACACAAATATAATATAATGTATGAGTATGACAAATAACACGACTTCCAGCATCAGTTTTACCATTAGTAAGATTTTAGCTTTATACTTTGTAACTCCAACAATTTAAATAGGTCGTATTTGCTGCATTCCTTCTCCTACGGGGGATTATCTCGGTATAAGTAATACAACTCATCGACTAAATGCAAAAGTTGTTCTATGGTCAAAAGAAGTGGCAAATATAAGGTCATTAATTTGTCGAATAAGCAACAAAAAAGCTCGTAATCATCATCACGACGACTACGAGCTAAATCAACTAAATCAACAATTTAAATAAGAGTACGTAAATTATAATCATTTCTTAGACGAAGAACTAGTCTTTGGTCTATCATATCTATTCTTATTTTCTTTAGCAACTTTGAGTTTAATATTAGAATCATAAATCTTAGCAGCAATTTCTTGTTGTTTAAGAGCTGTATTAGCTGCAACTTCTTGAGCTTTAACATCAATCTCTCTAGCTTTAAGAGCATTAGCAGCTTGATTCATTCTTTCTTCAGTAGCAACTTTATATTGCTCATCAAGTCCAGATTCAGAACCTTGATTATAACTAATAATATTTGCATTAGCTTTAAGCATTTCAATTTGTCCATCAAGATACTTTTCAAGTTCAAGAGTTTGTCTATCTTGTTCACCTTTAGCTTGTATCTTTTGAAGTTCAAATTGTTGTACCATTTGCTCCGTCTGTTGCTTCATTTGTTCCATTTGTGTTTCATGGTCTCTAGCAACATTTTGATATTGCATAATTAGTTTCTTAATAGCTGCAACATTATCTCCAGCTATAGAAGCAATAGCCATATCCATATTACCATTTTGAGCAGCACTAAATGCAAATTGTTTAATTTGGTCAAGTTTTTCTTTTTCTTTAGGACTAATCTTAGCACGAATTACATAATCAGCAAATATGTGAGCATTAACATCAAGACTAAGATAACGAATGTTATTGTCATCATCTTTATATGTAGTTTGTAAACCATCAATCCAAGCAAGTTTACTAAAGTCCATATCACGTGCATAATCACATTCACGCATCATATCAAAGACATATTCAATAATAACACTACCCATAGAACCACGCATAATAGCTTCGTCAGTAACTCCTTTACCAGCACTATTACTAATTTCACCATAGCGTTGAGCAGTCATATCAACTTGATTAAGAGCTTCTTGTTCAACAGATTCGATTAATTGAGTAAGCTGTACAACATAATCATTATTACTTGCACTAAGCATACGAATTTGTTGAGTACGAAGCATACTAGTATCATCTTCATCATCAATCATTAATATATTACTACTAATCATTCTATAAATAGTTTCATCAGGAACTGTACCAAGAAGTGATTTAGCAATAAGTAATATATTAAGTCTATTAGTAGCAATTACCATCTCACGATGATAATAAAGAATATTTCTAAATACTTGATATGGACTAACAATATCAATAATACTAAACTTACCAAATCGAGGAAGAACTTCCATAAGACCATTATAAGGAAGTTTACCATTTCTATTATAAGGAACAGGACGACATTTAACAGGATAAACTGCATTATAACGTCCACCAATTCTTACACCTTCATAAACTTGTGGTTCCCAAATCCATTCAAGTTCCATATCACCGACTTCAGGATTAAGAGTATAAGTATCATCTACTACTTCTTGTGTAATAAATCCATTAACTTGACGAGTAACAATACCTTTCTTAACCATACCACGCCAAGTAACAAACCATACATCAATAAGATTACCATTAATGTCTCTCATTCTAATAGGATGATTTTTAAAAAACTCTCTATCTTTCTTAGGAAATTTATCACAAACATCAACAAAATAATTCTTATAAATATCCCAAGTAAGAAGTCCACTATCATCACCACTATAACTATACTTAGCATAATATGTTTTCAAGAATTTCTTCTCGTTCTCATCTAGCACTGAATCGAACATATCCATTATCTGTTGATAAGTCATACGTCTGCGTTCAGCAAACATATCATAATCTTCTACAAAGAAATTATCATTAGGAACAGGATAAGCATCACCTGGGTCTACAACTCGTTTAACAAGTTTATCACCATGAATTTCAGTAGTAGTATAACACTCACCTAAAGCAACAAAATCAAAATATGCTTGACTATAAAATAAAACATCTTTAGTTGTATCACGAACTATATTAAGAAGATTTTGACCTTGAACACTTTCTTCATCAATATAGTTTTCATTAAACTCTTTAATAAATGCTTCAATATCCACAAGGTCTTGTGGATTAGTATTAGTTAAATCTTGACCTTGTTCAATAGCTTGTTGAGCAGCTTGTTGAATCTTTTCAGCAATTTTAGCTTCAATAATAGGACGAAGTTCTTGCATAAGTTTTTGATTCTTACGCATAACAGTTGTAGCATCACCAGCACTAACAATAAAGTCATGTGGATTCTTAATATACTCACCAACATATCTACGAATTACTCCATTCATAATATCATAATTACGCATTGTAGCTGGAAACTTAGTCCACTTTTCTTTAGTAGCATTATATGGATTAAGAACTTTCTTATAAAACTCGTCTGGCATTTCACCATGAAGAATACGAAGTCTTAAATCTATATCTCTATTTCCACGTGCTGCATAACCTGCTGCGATAACATAATCAATACAATTAGCGAACCAACTTGCAGATAATTTTTCTTTTGAAGAAACCTTTTGATTAGGAAACTCAGCATTAGTAAATGCACTATAATAAGTATTATCCATATTGTTTATAATTTAATGAAATGAAACATTTTCTCTATAATAAAAATAACCTTTATAATAACCACCTCCATAAGTATTTATAACAATATATAAATGACTTCCATCTTTATGTTGTGCTTCTTTTAAAGAATTAAACATTTCAACTATTTCACCTTTATCATTATACTTAATAATTTTACCATCTGATAATTTATCAGATATTCTTTTATTTCTAGTACCATGATTAACATTTTGTTTAGAACTAACCCATTCTAAATTATTAGCTTTATTATTATATTTATCTTCATCTTTATGATTTACTTGTGTATAAATATCAAGATTAGGATTATGCACAAATACTTGAGCAATTAGTCTATGAACATTATATTTAACTAATTTACCATTTTCAAATAAATCTACAGTTATATATCCTTTTTTATTAGGACGTGTAGTTCTTATAACTTTAGTTTTAATACCCATAACTCTTCCATAATTACTAAATAAATATTTAGGATGTTCTGGATGAGTTTTCCAAACTTCATCTTTATATTTTATAGCTTCTATCATAACTTTATTTATTTAATTAAAACCATTCTCTATTCCAAAATGAACTTTGGTCATTATCTTCTGTAAGTTTAACTCTATTCTTTAATTGATAACTAGCTTTAATTTGCATAGCTTTCCATTGAATAGCTCTAATAATAAGTTGAGAAACTCTATCGAAGTTACCTTCTGCATTCCATTTTTTAAGTTCAAGAATAGTTTGATAATCAAGAATAAACTCAAAAGCATATTTAGGAGTTCCATCTTCTTTCTTACCAACTTCTTCATAAAGCATCTCTTTAACTAATCGTAGAGCATTTAGCTTTTTGTCAGCACCTCCAACATTATAACCATAAGTGGTACTAACTTTACCTTTAATTGTAGGGTCCCAAACAAATAAAGGTTCATGTTCAAGATATTTAATATATCCCCATTTTCTAAAATTACTAACAGTTTCACCTCTATTAGTTTCAACTCCAGCCGTACCTACTGCCCCGTAGAAGATGGCTAGATTAAGAAATATCTCATCAGCTTCTTCAAGTTTATCTGGACGTCCATAATAACAAGCAACTAGCTTTTGTTTAAAACCATTACGTTCAGAAGGATTTTCCCATACAGCAATACTATTATGAGAATGTCTATCAGTAATCTCCTTCTTTTCTTTATCAACACCTACAGGGTCATAACTTAAACTATATTTACCTTTAGGTATTCCTTTCTTCATTTGTCTAGTTTCATCATCAAAGTATTCTTCATATTCAGGCATAAACCAAATACGAACACAACCATGAGGGTCTTCATTACCTCTTCTAGGAACACCTTGTATATAATCATAAACTTTCTTACCTTCTTTAGCTAGACGAACATTAGATTTAAAACTAACTACTCCATTAATTCTTTCTAATTGTCCATCAATATAAAATCTAAAATCAGGTTCAAGTCTAAGTCTAGTTTCCCAAGCAGTTAATTCTTCACTACTAAAAATATTTTCTGTAGCACTACTAAATGATTCAGCAGGAAATAAAGCATACTGCCCAAGATAATTTATATATTCAGCATAAGTCTTAGATGTTTCTTTTTTATGAATGCGTTCAGCAGCAGCAATTCTAAGACTAACTTCTATATTAGAATTACCATCTTTGTCTACACTATACTGACCATCAATCTCACCTTGAAGTCCCCAACAATATGGTTTAAAATAACCACATATTTCACCACGCATATCTGTATCCCAAACATCTTCAAAAGGCATAAAATGATATGCTTTAGGATTATAAAAGTTAGCTTCAAATACAGACATATCACCAGAAGTAGCAGTTCCCCAACATTTAAGAATACCTGTTGTATAAGCACCAGTTCTCATTGCAGGTTCAGTTACTTCCATGAAAGCATCAAAGTTATCCATAGTAGATAACTCCTCAACATTGACTTCTACAGCATCTTTACCAATAGCACAATCAGGGTCATTGAAAGCAGATACAGAAAGTAAAGCACTAGACCAACTATTATCAGCTTCGATTCCATTTGGCAATTTATACCCAAGACGAAAGTCTGTATTAACTGTACTATAGATACCTCTTTTAAATGGAGTTTTTTCTTCATAGAACTTTAAATCATTAATAGCAAAATTAGTTAAACCACCACGTTGAATAAGATATTTCTTATCAATAGCAACATTAATAACAACCTTTCTAGGATAAAGATTAACTCTATTAGCAGCAGTACCTGCATTAATATATGAAAAACCACCACGTCGAGTTTTATCAATAATCACATGAAAACCATTATTTTCTGCAAACTCAAGTACATGGAAAAACCAAAATTGAGCATCAAGAAACTTAGGAAAATCATAATGTTTTTTACCAGTATTAACTTTACCTCGTTGAATACTTGATTCATCAAGCTGTTCAATACGAACATAATTTAAAAAGTTATAATGATTACCAGTTATTCGTACATTATGAATAGTTCCTTTATCATCCATTAAACATGGAGCTTCAAAACCATGTTTACGTCTATATTGTTCTCGCTTTCTAAATTGTCTATGAGGAAGACTATCTATTTTATAAGGACAATATTCTTTACTTCTTCTATAGTAATCAGCAGCTTCAGTAAATAGATGTGTATTAACAAATTTCCAACCCGGTCGAATATTCATTAAAAATCCACCACTATCACCAATAAGAAACATATTATCTTTATCAATATAACCTTTACTAGCAGCTGTAGGATATCTATCCTTTGACTCGCGTAAAAATTCTAAAAATGGATACTCTTTCATATATAATAAAATCTATATCTATTTTTATAAATGGAATAATGTTTTAAAGAATATTTAATAGCAGCAAGAGAAATATTCATTTGTCTAGCACATTCATTTATAGATTCAAATGTATCTATATTATTTGTTTCAATATCTTTTCGATTTATTTTATGAGATTGTTTTGCAACAACTCTACTAGTTCTAGTACCATAATTTATATTATAACTATTTGTACACCATTCAAGATTATTTATATTATTATTATTTTTATCTTCATCTTTATGATTTATACAAGGTAAATTATTAGGATTAGGAATAAATGCTTCAGCTACAAGTCTATGAACTTTTTTCATAATTGAATATTTATCTTTAGTTAATTGTACAAATAAATATCCATTTCCATCTGAATGAGGAATTAATTTTTTAACTTCAATAACGACATTATTAAATCTTATCAAATGAAGTACGTTTCCATTACAATTTACATAATAATCATCGAATCCTTTTATTTCCTTACAACCAATAAGTTCTTTAGAATAATCAATAGGAAATGCTAATTTTATAAGCATACTTATTCTATAAGTTTTATATTTTCCTTTTTGACAAAAATCTACAACTTCACTATTTTTATGATAATATGTAGATAATAATTTTCTACGTTTATGAGAATAAACATCACCATTTTTATTAATAGCGTATTCTCCTTCATATCCTTTTATATCTCTAAAGTTTTCTAAATTTATAATTTTAGAAATATTTCTAGGCTTTACATTAAAATTTAATATAACCATAACTTACAATATCAGAATTAACAATACTAAAAAAGCTGAACCACTTCCAACAGCAGCCCAGCTTGCACGTTTAGCTCGTCTTTGATATTTATCTCTATCGTTCATAAGACGTTCCGTATTTTGATTTGCTATTACAATTCTATTTTGAAGTTCATCATTAATAGAATGAAGTTCGTCAATTATATTTCTTTGATTATTTATAATACTATCTTGAAGAATAACTATTTGTTTGTTAGCTTTAGCTTCAATAAGTTTTATATTAGCAGCTTTAATTAAATCAACAGAAATATAAACACTATCTTGTGCTAGACCCCCCGTAGGAGGATGTATCCGACACCAACTCAATGAATCTCCTAACAGCAGCATAAGTACTATCAGAAGCAGCTTGTTTACTTTCTTCATCTGCAGCATATTTAATATTATAAATAATACTATCTCTTTGACTGATTACAATTTCGATGGAATCAATCCGAAGATGATTAACAGTAGTATCAACAAAACTAATATCCACTTCTTTACACACTTTTAATCTATAAACACATATACAATTATAAATAGTTATACCTATGACAACTAACCATAAAACTACCATTAATATCTTCTTCATGATTTCATCTAATTTATTTAATCTTTTTAATTGCAGCAATAGTAACTGGACCAAGTTTACCATCAGCTGGTATTCCAAGAGTTTTCTGAAGTATTTTAACTCCAGCTTTAACTCCAGCATTCACAGCCATATCAAAACATTGATTAGCTAATTCTTGATTAGCACAATCATCAAGATAAAGTTTATCCCAAAAATTTCTTTTATAGAAATCTTTAACTTTAGCTTGAAGTTCTGGAGTATGTTCTAATATAGTTTTAAATCCTTTAGGATGATATTTTTTAATATCGTCTATACTAACCCAACCAGTCCATGTGGGATGATTCTTACGACTTATACCTTTATAAGTTTCACCACCAGCATCATTAGGATTATTAGCATAGCCTCCTTCATTCTTTAGAGTTTTCTTTAATGCGATTGTGAAATTTGCCATAATATTGACTTATTAAACTATTATAAATATCTTTACATAAATTATAATTAGTACTAATAGCTCTATGATTGTTATGAGGAGCAGTAAGTTCTTCATTAATAATTCTTTGACCAAGTGGATTAAGGCTAGTAACTCTGAAAGTTTTATTTTCTTCATCAACTTCATATTCAATTTGAATATCATCTTTAAAGTTATCTACTATTTGTTTACATCTTACCTTATTCATTACCATCAAGAGTTCTATTTATCCAACCACGTAAAAAAGTTATATTATTACCTTTCTTAGCAACATCGTTATAATATCTAATTCTTTCGAGTTTATAAGTAGCCACTTGTAGCTCCCCCGTAAGAGAATCACATCTAGCCGAAAGACTATCAATAATATGCTTAGTACTATTAACTTTATGAACAATACTATCAGTAGATTCTATAGGAATATATCTTTCTATAGTAATTGGCTCATGTGCTTTTTCTTCTACAGAGCATTTGACAGAACAAGAAAAAAATATAGAAGCTCCAATAATAGAACCTACAATATAACCAGCAATTACAATACTTTTCATAAGCCTAAACCATATTGTTGTTTAAAACCAATATTCTTAATCTCGAGAGCACGATTAGCAAGTATAGCTTCAATTTCTTTTTTAAGATATTTCATTTTATGAAAAGTAGTACGTTCTTTTGGATTTTCTTTAATATGATACAAACCATCAGGAAAACGTCTAGGTTGTCCATATTGATTAAGTTCAAAATCAGAATCAATATGACAAAGCCAGCATCCTCGATTAGGTAAACCAAGAATAGTTTCTACCATATAAGCATACATACTAATTTGAAGATTATACAAGCTACCATTACAAGCAGGAAGATGACTAACAGGAGGAAGAAGTCTTTCATCTTTACGAACCCATTCAGCAGTAAGTTGAGCGGGTTTAACTGATTTATCTTTTTTATAATAACCAGATTCAAATTGAAGACCACCTCTATTAGTTTTCCAATCGCCTATCACATGACAATCATCACGTAACAAAAGAACATCGATAGTACCACTTACAAGATAATCGATAAGAAAAGCACCAATCTCAGCATAAATATGATAACCTCTAGCAGTGTACCAACCTAATACATTATATATTTCAGGATAACGATTTTCTGTAAGTTCAATAAAATCTTTAACTGAAAGTTCTTTTAGATTAAGGTCGATATTAACTAAATCAGCGATAGTAAACATTTCACCATCAGGTTTAGCATCAAGATATTGAATAGCATTAGCAAATTTACTAGCACCTTTAATACCTTGTTCTAGACCATCATGTGTATTACTACCACGTTCACACGCTTCTTTTGTAATCTTAGTCCATTGTTTAGCTAATTCATTTTCACTAATACCAAGTTCTCTAGATTTAATACGAAGCCATTTAGCTTTATCAAAAGGAGTCTTATATCTATGAAGAATTGTAGTAGTACTAATATAATCATTTCCTAGACTATCTACATAACGATGTCCATCATTATGAAAAATGAGTTTTACTTTATCATATCTTTTATCTGCAAGTTGTAGCATATTACCAATTCTTTATTAAAAGTTTATACAAATCATGGCAGTAATAAAAACTACCATGTCTAACAGTACGCCAAACATCATCATCTTGAAAATACATATCAACATAATATGTTTTCTTATTAAGATAATCTGTATGTTCCATCATGCGTACATCTTTGTTCTCTAATATTATTTTAAAATCATTCATCTTCATCAGCCATCATTGAGCTAGTAACTTCTATACCTCCACGAGCTGTAGTTTGTTCACGCTCATAAATTAGATTTTCTCTAGCTTCATTAAGTCCTTTAACTAGATTAGGAATCTCAACAGATTTCTTAGCAAGTCTATCCATAATATCCATAATTTCCATAGCATCATCTTTACTAATTCCAGCAGTTAATTTTTCATTAAGAGCTTCATTAAGAAGATTGACAGCTAAGTTAGCATTGTGAATAGCTTTAAGAATGTTCTCTAAAATAATACCAGCTTCAGTAATACATTGGTCGTGGTATCTTTTAGCAAGTCTATAAACAAGCACATCAGGTTCATAATTCTTTGGCAAATCAAAGTTTTCAATAGCTTGTTTAATACATTCTTTATCACTAAGACCTTGTTGCTTAGTAGGACTATTAGGGTCGGCTAAATAATAAATAACACCAACTTCTTTAAGATAATTAATTTTATCTTTAGTGTTATCTCTAACATAAAGCATTTTAACATCTTTATCAAGAAGTTGTGTTAGACTTGGAGCTTTAGGAAGTCCTGTATCATCAACTGTTATCAGTTTCTCTATCTGTAATTTCTGCATATACTTGTTGATATTCGGCTTCTCTATCTGGGTCAAAATGTACTATTTCACCATAACCTTTAAAGAAAAGCCATAAATTAGCATATTCTTCACCATGTCTATCAAATAGTTTAGTATATACTCTAAATCTTTTACTTCTAAATTCGGCAAATTTAGCAGCTCTAGCATATTGTTCTTCTATAGCTTTCTTTTCTTTCTTCATTATATCACGAATATATTCAACATATTCTTCTTTAGTCATTCGTTTTCTAGCTTCAATAAACTCTTTAGCATATTTACGAGCAACTACAGCTTTATATGGTTTGTTTATAGTTCCGATATAAGGAATAATAGCTTTGCCATCATTAAAAATAATATCACCGATTTGAGATTCTAAATCAAGAATAATATTCTTAATAATAACAGATTCTTTAGAATCAAGATTCATATCACTAAGAATATTATTCATAGATTTATATACTATAGCACCAGAATCATCTAACGCTCCATAATCTTCTAAAGGAAGTTCAGGAAGACTCCCCGTAGAAGAAGTGGCATCAATTGATGACTTTATCTGCATCTTCTCTATGAGTATAAATACAACCACTAGGAACATCATCTCCTCTAACAGCAACAATATCCCTAATAGGTAATATTTTAAATTCAACAAGAATAATCTCTGGAGTTGTTTTACTAATTTCTTTCCAATAAGCTCCATTAGCAAGCTGATTAAGCAAAGCAAGATTATTATCTACATATCTTTCAAAACCAGTAACTCCAATCCAATTATTATTCATTGGCAGATGAATACCACGTTCTAAATTAGTTCTATCTATTACAGCAACATCCATTTGCTTATAATTACATTCATTATTTTCTGCAATTTTAGCAATAATAGGAGTTAAACTACTAGTAGTATTTTTACGGTCGCCACGAAGATTAAGAGCTAAATTAGATACTTTTTCTTTAAAACATAATGCTATAATACAATAATGTTCTTGAAGTTTAATATTTCCAAGTAGATTATTAAAATAATCTTTAGTAACTTCTGTAATAGAAGTAGGAAAACTTACATAAAAACTTTTCTTAGGATTCTTAATATCAAACATAATTATAATATTTATAAGTTATACAATGTTGTCTTTTCCAAGAGTACCAAGTTTCATTTTACTTCGAGTACTTTGCTTAGTTTTATGTTTAGCAATATAAGCAGCTTCTTTATTAGCTCGTCTTTTATTACTTTTTTCTAATATTTCCTCTAGTTTCTTCTTCATTATAATTACTATTAATACGAATACAATTATACATATTATATATTATATATGCAAATATATTA